CACTAAATCTAATTTGTTGAATATATTCCGTAGTGTATCCACAGAGTCCTGATAGTACTTTGAGTGTACCGTAATTTTACCATCTAAAACAGGTATCGGGTCCTCCCCTGCAAGCCCTTCAGCCGATAACCCCTCATAGGTCCCGTCGGCCAATTTTGCAAGCATATCCAATGCGTCAGCAGTGTAATACTCTTCTTCAAAGCCCACTGCACGAATATGCTTCAGCACATGCTCAGTACCCTGTGATTGCTGTGCCTCGATAATATCAGAAAGCAGTTTCATAGGCTTCAGTAACGGACAATTCTCTACAAGAAAGTCCGTCACCTTCTCTTTGCAATAATCCATTAGCACGCCATCAGTCGTCAGCAATGGATAATTCTGCAAGGTTATATACTGGTTAAACTCACTGTATTCAATCACTTCCAGCCCTCCACCTTTCGGCAAAACAAGCTGCGTTAAAGAAGTGCCACCTGCATATACTTTCTTCAAATGTGTACACGTAAGCAGGTTTAGAGTACCTGTAAGCGTGGATATACGAGACAAATCAAGATTCTGTAATGACACACAGTTCGCGATTGTCAACGATGTGATAGAGATAATAATTGTACCAGTCTTGCTTCCCAATCGGATATCCCGGAGCATCCGTCCTTGGATGATCATAGAACCGGTGACATTCTTATCATGCCAGTCGCCAATGTCCTGAAGATAAGATGCGCCTTGGATAGTGTTCTGTTGATCTCCGGAACCTGACAATTCAATCAGCATCTCACAAACCTCTCCGGCTTTGGTACGGCTTCCCCGAATAATGGATGTACCGTTGGCAATAGCAGGATACATATCCATTGCCGGAGTCAATTTGTAAACAATTGTATTACCTGCGGCACGCACAGTAATATTGTCGGTACCATCAGCCGAGAACAGGCCATATGAATACTTAGACATCATGTATAATATGCGCTTAGTAATCCACCTCTGTTCTGCCGCATAGTGGTCACCCAATGCCTGCGTAATTGGGTCAGTATCATTGGTATACTCCGCTTTATCGTATGCAATTTTAGAACCTTCGTAAGTGTACTTGGCATCCGCATTATAAAGATTTTGAGGAAAATATTCTTGTGCCTGATCGAAATAATACTTCTTGAAATAGGCGTATAATTTATCAAAATCGGTACCAGATTTCACCCCGGAAAGCTCTTCCATCTTCGTCATCATCTTACGCATACCGGTTATAATTTCATCCGGAAAAGCCAGATCGAGGAGATTCCAGAAATTGGACGTCTCACCATTCCAGACAGAACCGCCAGTATCATAAGTATCGTGGAACTCTACATAATAGCCTTTCTTCGCCTGCCCCTGATTATCCGTATCAAAGATAGTATCCAAGTCATCATAACGCCACTTCCACTTACTGCCGGCATTGCCGAAGCAATACGGGTATGTATTCTTTGCCCGGTTATCCGTGCCCGCATGAAATTCAACCCAGTTCCGGTGCAGGATGGCGTCATCAATATCCCAATATTGAGGAGCTTCAGCACGGAACTTCTGTATTCGGGCATTGATGAACAGTTCGTTCAGCTGATCAGCTGTGAACGGACTCAAGTTATCAGCCAGGTATGTGCTGAGTTGAGTCTTCAGATTGATTGTACCATTGCCGATATCTGAAGCAATGAACCGCCCTTCGGATGCCTCGTAGTAGTAGACATTATACAAGTTAACATCACCGTTTTTTGCGATCCAAAATTCGTAAGGTTCATTACGATAAGTCGCCACCTGAGCATTCAGTTCTGCCAGTGTACCGTTAAACGGCTTCAAGCGATTGCTACACTGATATGCAATATTATAAGCAGGAATCCACTTACTGATATTAGTAATTTCACCAGCACCGAAGTCCCATGAGTTTGCACCATTGTACTGAAAGGCTTCTTCCTCTTCGTTGTACTGCATCCGGCTACTCCAAGGCACACGGAACAAAGCGCACAGCGGAGAGTTATCCGCCCCCTCGATAGAGATCAAACCAGGAAAGATATCAGTGTCATGACCAAAGGTGTTTTTGTCTCCCTTATCCGGTCCCATCGTGTATAATCCTCTGAAAGTGTACACAGCTTTACCCTCGTCATTGATAGACTTTTCAAAAGCCACGAACGGAAGCTGATACACGGCTACACGAGCGTCCGCATACTTCTCCGTCTGCATAGCTTCGTTGAGATACCCCATAGCCCGGTACAGGTCATCCACAGAGTTAACAGAGCCAATCTTATGCGAATGCATGGATGAAGCAAAGTTCTTCTTTGCCGTGATCTTCGTAGCCTTTGCCAGTACTGGAGTCATTGCCCAACCGCCGGAACTGGTTGAACCGTCTGCCGCTGTAACAATGGATAGCTTTTTATCAAGTGTGTACCGGACATTCCATTTCCAGTAACGCATGGAAGAAGTACCCTGCCCCTTAGCTTCGACGTTCGATATCGCCACATTCCATTCCGGATGATCAGCAAAGAATACTTCCAGAGTGCCTTTCATCTTATTAGGGTTGGCCAATGATGGATATGCATTGTCAAATACAAACACATTGAACTGATCCTTCGTATTTTCAAAGTCTATTTCCGACCCATTACCGTCCATTACATCATTGCTTTCCTGAACACGAGTCTTTTCGGAATTGTCAGTAAGCCAGTTGATGTAATTGCGCAAAACGGCTTCTGAAGTTAACGCAGAATCATACGCACGAACTCCATATACATCAACATCCGCATAGTCGGAGCCTATGATAATGTCACTATTCTGTGCAAAGTAGTCGTTATTCTTATAGGTGAACTCCCGGTTCTTCACACCATTCACGTAAACAATACAGAGGTTAAAGTCAGAATTTCCGTAAGCATCCGGCATGATCACAAGTGTAAGACGCAGACGCTTGCCTTCAAAAAGATTAATTCCCTGTTTATCCTTGTCTTTAAGGCCATTGGTGAACATCACAACATTATCCGGAAATACACGTAAACCAACAAAAGAGTCTCCATCGGAAGACATACGGATAACAGGATGATTAAAGTCCGTCACATTGTCTACCTTGTAATCAACCTCCACGGTCTTACCTATACGTGCCGATTCCTTCGCAAACACCTTATACCCGATATCAACCCTTGCTGACGCCATCACCCGGAGAACATTATTCATATCCGCATCTGACGTCCAGCCGTCATTACCCCAGTTCATACCCTGCCAAGTTGCCGGGATGGTTTCTCCGGTCATCTCATTAACTACGGACTGGTAGTTGCTTTGGTTATTGGACCGGGTACGAGGATTCATGTAGAATACCGCACCGGCAACAGATGAGAATCCCAGTGAGTTGTTAACCGGAATAATCATAGCTGACGTCAGTTCAGCTCCACCGCTGCCGTTCGTAACGTTCACAATAATATCAAAGTCAGCATTATCAATAGTCTCGATTTCCAGCGGAAGCGAGAACGTATGCTTTGATGAAGTAGCTATACGATCATCAAGAGACGAATAAACATGTGATCCGTCTTTTTTCACCGTAAACTGTGCTGTTGTAATAGCATTATTACCGTCATACATGGCATAGTCGAAAAGGGCGTTTTCCGACCAGTTGGTCGCCTTTTCTATTACGTTATTAATAGCAATCAACTTGATTGCATCTCCGGCAACAGCACAAATTATATTATAGGAGATTGTACGTGTCCGGATACTGCCGTCACTGTTCGCCACATACATAGATACTTTGAACACACCTGACTTACCCGGATGCACAAGTTGATAGTTATAAGAAGTTTCTGTATATACAGCTGTCCCCAACGCAACATCATAACTCTTGTTATACCCGTCTCCGGCAATGGAGACGTATAGCGTCTTGGATATATTCCCGCCAATATTCAGCGGGATGGTGATATCTCCGGAGAATGCCGTCCACCAACGGAAGTTGTCAGCTGCAATAGAGAGTGATGTCAACTGCACGGTATAAACAAAAGATGGTGTGGTCATTTCCGTGATCTCACCAGTCACCTTAATCATGATCTGGTTACTTCCTGAAGAAAGGAGATCGGCCACATCCACAGTATTACTATATCCCGATTGAATATACATTTGTTTGACAACGGTAAATTCAGCGTTGACCGCATTCTTTATAGATATCTGGCACAAACCGCGCTCACCGGTATTCTCATAATCACCGCCAACCCCGTAACGTTCCTGGCTGATAAATGTAAATTTCAAATTACAAGGTTCACCTTTACTGGCTGATATATTACGACTATCAAGGTCATTTTGGATCAGTACATTCCGTTGCACTCCAGTTCCGCCACCGCCAATGCTGCTTACTGGTAACAATGTCCACTCTTCGGCACCTTTGAGTTTCACAATGACATAATCCTCCTTCTCGTCCACTGAATCGGCAGCAGGTACAACGTTCAGCAATCCGCCAAGAGTCATATCACCAACAGTTTCAGATGGCCCTATTTCCGTTATTGCATCCTCATCCTCTTCAATGATCATGTCCTCATCCTCTTCAAGAAGACAACTCATTAAAGCAGCTTCAGTATTTTGTTTTGGAAGACGCACGATCAAACCATTTTCAACCGTACTTCCATTCTCTAAAGTGATATGTTTGGCAGCTTTATCCTTATTCACTTTTGACAGAAACAACTTCGATAAATCTTCATTATTGCTGTTGATTTCCGCTATCACCCGTAGCGCGGACATCACATCTGTATCGAGTAGCTCCTCTACTTCGGTATCCTTTAAAAGTAAACGGGATATCAGTTTATCATTAATCTTTAATCCTTTAAGAAATGCAATGATATCAGTAGCAGTGTCAGGTTCACTTTTAGACAGTTTTTTCTCTAATGTCTTCACCACTTCATCAAAATTCAGGCCTATCTTTGCAAAGTTCCTCTCCAGCTTCAGGCGCACATCCCGTCCGGTGTCCTGCGCACCATTCCAGGGAACTATATTTTCATACTTATTATCCATAATTATTTCAGTTCCAGTTCATGGCCGTTAAACTCCAACAGCAGAGGTTGCCAGCACATACCGTATTCCATTACATCCAAGTCGATAAAATTCAGCATATAGTCTGCAAAACGGTTATTCTCCTTTTTACTTTGCTTACGCAAACGGGCACGCTCAATCTTCACAATGCCGTCACTTTTCCGGCGCTCATAGCTGTAGCTCATGAACGCAAAGGAAAAACTCTCTCCGCGTTCACTGCACCGTCTCATTTCATTGATTGCCTCGTATATATCCATGATGCAAAATTAGTTTCCGGGATGCCGTTGAAAAAGGACATATTAACGGCTCACGTTCTTCTCCAGCTGTTCTACTCTTTTGATACTATCTCTCATTTTTCGGGCATCAATAATCAATTCTTTATTACAAATAATTTGCAATAAACGATTGTTCTCTTTCATCAGCTGGATGATCTGTGTTCGCAGTTCCGGAGTAATGCCGGAAGACGGGATATCGGTAGCGGCAAAAGAAGTACCTGAAGGCTCTTCATTGACAAAGCCACCTGCATATTTCCCGCTACGGGTCCTCACCTGTTCAAGTATCTGAGTTGTATTGATCATCCGGACTGTACCATTTTTCTGCGCCACGTCAAACACATCCAGGAACTGGCGAACATGCGGATTCGCTACACTCTCATGGTTGGCCACAAACTCATTTTTGTGAACCGGTATCACTCCGGCCACATCATCCGGATTACCGCTGCGCGTATAGCCTTCGACATACTCATCCGAATAACCACCTTCCTTCAGTCCCTTCGCTTCATCACGTTGTTGTTTGGCGACGGCAATCTGAGCCGCACCGCTGGCGACGGCTGCCGCGGCTGCCATTGCTCCCAGTACCGGACCAATGATTGGAATACCTGCCATAGCTTTGTAGGCTTCCATAGCAGCAACGGCGGTAGTGGCAGTTACCTGAAGTACAGAAGCTGCGAATTGCTTATCGGCATACTTCTTCTTAACCTGGTTGATTGCTTCTTCCTTCTCCTCCTCCAGTTTCGTCGTATCCTTGCCTGCTTTCTTTGCTGTTTTGATTTCTTTGTCATACTTCCGGGTAACTTTACTTATCTCTGCATCCTGAAACCCCTGAATGGCAGAAGACACATCTCCCATGATGGAGGCGACCGCTTCAAAATATTGTTCAGTCTTTCCTATTTTGTCCTGAAGATATTCATTGAAAATCTGATTTTTTGCAATTTCATATTCCTCTTCAGATAACAGCCCCATACGATGTTCTTCATCAAGTGCTTTCAACTTCATATCTCGCGTATCTTCCGCTGCACTCAGCTCATACTTCCGGATAACTTCAGCCCGATCCTTAGCCCCTTTCTCTACAATCTTCCTTTTCGATTCTTCAAAAACAGCAGTGAGCAGAGTCGTATCCAGTCCGCTCTTTTTGGCCAGTTCAAGCTGAGATTGATAGAAAACAGCCAAGGCCTCCAGTTGCTCCTGTGTAGAAGCCAGGCTATTAGTCTTGTTGAACTGGTTATTGAAATTCTGTATCTGATTGGCACTGCTACGAACTATCTCCGCCCGTTTTTCTGAAATTTGTTTTTCAAGAGTAAGGATCGTATCGCCTGCCTCCTTAACTGCTACCGCTTTTACCTCCCCATTCTGGAACTCAAGCTCCGACACATCATCCAAGTACCCTTTAGCAATTTCTAACCGGGAATACATGGATGATATCTCAAGCGCCTGAAGGCGATTTTTATAATCTTTCTCCTGTAACTCTCCGGACGCGTACAAACCAGCCTGTTCAAGTTGTAGTTTCTTCTCTCCGTCATTAAGGGTGGTAAGTCGTCTATCACGGTATTCTTTGAGCAGGTTCAGGCGGTTATCCTCCGATTTTTTGAGAGTATCGTAAATTGCAGTTCGCGATTCACTCTCTAACTTTCCCAATTCGGTCAGGTGCTTTTTATCACCATCAGTCGATTGATAATGTTTAATAACCGTCAACCGTTTAGCCTGATACTCCGCTTCTTTCTGAAGGGCGTCCAGTTGATATTCATTCTCTGTCCTACCAAGCTCATCCGATTGCTTTCGCAGCATCAGCAGTTCTTCTTTATAGGCATTCTCTATATTTTTTAGCCGGGTAACCCATGGCTTTTTATCTTTATCATCATCGCCACCTCCGCCGCCATCACCACCATCTTTATTACCAGATACCTCAATGGAAACCAATTTTTGGCGTGATTCTTCAAGATGTTCATTCAAAGCTAAAATCTCTTTGTCAATAATCCTCAGTTCATCAGCCCCTTTATTGATGTATTTGTCAAGTACACTGTTCGCCCACTCATCCGACATTAACCCCAAAGATTGTTTAAAGCCATTCAGCATATTAGCTGCTCCAGCTTCAGCATCTTCCCAGAAGGTGTTATCAACTCCATTCTTACGGATATTCTCTTTCTGATCATTCAACTCAGATATTTTCTGTTGCGTTTGCTTGATCTCTTCAAGTACAAGCAAACTATCAACATACGCATTAACCGCGCGGGTAGCTTCTTCCGTATTTATCTTTTCAAGAGATAGATTTCCCAAATATTCCGGAGACAATTCATTCAGTCTCCGAATGGCAGCTTCGCGTTCTTCCTTGCTTCGCTTTTCATCACGGGCAACCCTCAGAAAGTTCTTCATCATCACAGTCTCCTGATTAACTGTAGATGTAGATTTCCTACGGATATCCTGAAGATTACGTTCTAACCGTTCGCTTACGGTCAGCTGCTTATTCGTATCAATCAATAAGCCAATAAGCGCTGTACCCACTGTTATAAGCAATCCCCACGGATGAGCTTTAGCAACGGCATACAACGTCTTTAATCCGGTAACAATCTTTCCAGTCCATAGCACCTTAGCCTTATCTGCAATTATAGAGGCTTTAACCGCAATGGTGTACCCTGCAATTGAAGCCGTAGCCAGTAGTATTGCAGTCTTATATTCACTGAAGATGGAAATAATATTGCTTAACCCCTTCACCGTCAGACTACCGGTAGTTATCATGTACCTCATTACAGGCTGCAACTTCTCTCCAAGCTCAACACGCACATCTTTGAAGTTCTTTCTCGCCTTATCCAATCCTGCCTGAACCGTATTGTTCTGAATATTAAATTCATTAATGATACTCGTGCCATCACGGTAAGCATCATTAGCCAGTTTTTGAGCTGTACGGATATCATCAATCTTTCCCGCCATGGTACTGATCACACCTGAAGCTCGTACACCGTCCAGTCCCATTTCCTTAAACATTGGGGCCAGTTGATCCAGTCCACCCTTCTTATTCAAAGTATCCAGAAACTGAAGCATCGCTTCATTTGCATCTTCTTTGATTAGGGAAGTAAACTCTTCAACACTCTGTCCTGCAATCTTAGCAAACTTTGCAGGTGTCTGGAACATCTTCATCATTAGTGTTTGGAACGCTGTTGCAGCCATTTCTTGCTGCTGCATATTCTGATCAAGCACGGAAGCATAACCAATAATGTCTCCCTGAGCTACCTTCGCCTGATTAGCCGCACCTGCTACACGTGCGGTAAACCCTACCAGATACGCTTCAGCTGCGGATGAGTTCTGTGCTACCTCGTTGATGGCGGAACCGGTTGCTAACATCGCTCCACGCAATCCCAACTTCTCATCTTCACCGAACATCTGTGCCAACTTACCGATATTCTTAACCGCATCCTCGCCAAGATCCTCACCCAATGCAACGTTAATCTTGTCGGCAGCATCCACAAATTCCAGCACATCTTTTTTCGCCGTAATTCCCAGACGCCCCGCATCTCCGGCCAATGCGTTAAGTTTCTCCCTCGCTGTACGGGTATCCATCTGCTTGAACTCCTCATTCAAGGCAGCAACCTCCTCAGTTGTCATCCCGGTATATTTGCGCACCTGGCTCTCCGCCTCCTGCATCTCTGCAAATTCATCCACACATTTACGAGCCGTCATCGCCACACCGGTAAGCGAAGCAATGGCACTGGCACCAATGGCAGCATATTTATTAAATCCATCCGTCAACTTTGACAAAGAGAACCGTGTATCACGTGCCTGAACCTCCAGTTCCTTCATCCGTTGCTTGGTCAGCATATAGTCCGCCCGTAACGCTTTCCATTTCTCAGTACCAGGAACAGCATTATCCATCTGAGCTTTCAATGAACGCGCCCCTTTACGCAACTCATTGTAGCTTAACGTCGTCAGTCCAGCCTCCTTACGTAGTCCATAGAGAGACTTATTCAGTTTATCCTGTTGTTTCTCCAGTTCCTTATACGCTGCCGAGTCCTTCTTGCCTTCAGTCTCCAGCTTCTGCATTTCCTCACGGACTTTCGCAATCTGCTCCCGCGTTTCATCAAACTTTGCTTTCGCTTCCGAATTATCTATCCGGATGGCAACTCTGAAATCATTGATACTTATAGCCATACCTATTGAAATTTATATCACAAAAGTAGCCCGCCGGCTTACCGTGAAAAAGGACATAAAAAAGCCCGGTTATCCATCACAGACCACCGAGCAAAACCTATTGAACAAAAAAAATCAGCTATCTAACCAACGACCATTATCCAACCACACACCGCCATCTCTCCATTTACCATCAGACAATATCCAACGGGCATCTGCCTCCGTATCACTTATAGAAATAGGGTAAAAAGTTCCCGTCCATGCACCTTTACGTCCGGAGATATCCAACGTGAACTCCATATCCCTGCAGATATACCGTTTATTACGGATTTCAAAGACCAAACGTGTATCATACACATTCGGATCATATGTCTGTATTTTGATAGCCTTTTCAAAATCGATATTATAACTACCCTCATAGAATAGCTTATCCAAAGTTTTCAGAGCTAATGTTGCCCCTATAGTATTAGTCGGCCAATATTTATACGATTGTGTCCATGTATAAGTATCAGTAAAAGCCAAAGGGAAATCATATCTACCGGAAGTAAGAGGTTCATATTGCACTAATCCAGTATAAAAAGCAAGATATAAATTTCCCTGGCTCTCATCCTCGACAGACGTCCAGTTTTCAATCTGTTCCAAGACATTAGTAATGCTCTCCCCATTTTCATCCACTTCAGTACCACTACTATCAATAACCGGGATCATAACCTTGATGGGACGATTTTTATCGTTTCCTACATAGCTATATAAATCGTAAAAAGCTAACTCTACCGGCACCATCCCTAATTCAACTTCACTGTCTGGGTTTTCCCGTTCTAAAGGCTTAAATTCATTAATCGGATCAAAATCGCTCCAGCCTTCATTTACAGTACGACTTCTAAAGACAAATTCTTTATCGTTGGCAATATCCGTATATATGATATCATTTCTACGATGATCACTATCATTAAACCACTTTTGAATACGCGCCATCAGGTCCGTTTCATTAGGTTCAAAGCTCTCCGGTATAATATCCCTCTTAACCTTCTTAGAAAAGTCATCAGGCAAACACCTTAACCGATAATAGGTTGTATCTGGCATCTTATACCTTACGCTAACAGAAGACATCTCATTCACATTTTCCTCATTATCTTCTATTTCTGCTTCATATATATCTTCCACTTGTATAACATGCACACTTTTACTCCCAGCGTAATAGCTTGGTTTAATCATTAATCTTGCTGTTCGATTACGGTTATCTACAACAAATACAGCATTGAACATCTTTTCAATTTCTTCAAAGAAATCTTTCACAGTCCATCCAGGAAGAAGCTCATTCCATTTATAAGTTTCTTCGACATGACAAATAAATAGATTCTTAAAAACCGTATTTTCAATCTGATTAATCTGAAGATCATAGCCTATAGCCCGCATTACTTCTTTGATAAACGCACATAAATAAGGCTGTGGATACCAATAATTATCATCAGCCTGCAAAGTATAAGTATCAGCCAAAGTTGGTTTGCCATAAGCCCATCTGTTTATACAATAACCTGCTGTACGATTCACAACAGGAGCAAGACAATAATCAACCTCTGGATAAGTTTTTGTCACATAGTTCATGTCTCCCCTTTTCGGTATAGTTGTTTTCATATCAAGAAAGGAGATTAGCAGATCACTACCTATGAAATAGTTCAGCTCTGAATTTCCACTGGCAATTTGTATGGACACAGTGCTTTCAGTCCACCCAGTTATGACTTCCGTTCCATTACAATACATCCGATTATCTGCAATCAAAACAGCCGATCTTTTTGTCTCTATTTTTTGCAGGTTATTCAAGCGATTGATATTCTTGTACAATTCTGCATTGATCGTATTCGTCAATGGAAGAGTAATATCATACGTATATTCTCCATTCTTTGTAACAAAAGAATTTTCACGCTTCACCTGGACACTGAAATCTTTCGGAAGCACTACTGACACTCCATTAATAAACAACTCAGTCATAATCCGTTAAATTAAGTCCTATACTCAAGCCGTTGAACCCGCCGAAAACATCATATTCCCATTCCGTACTAATATCCTTTCCTGTGGATATTTCCCCGCAAACAAAATCCATCTCCCGGATTTCTTCCTTCAGAACCTGCATCACCTCCTGTATCCGTGCATAATGCGTCATTTCCTCCTCGTCCGTCTCGTCTCCCGCTGCAACCTTCTCCAGCAGGAACAGCAATAACCGGTTGTTTTCACGGTAGTTATCTGTTTCCCCCTTCGATTCAGCGTCCGGATAGTTGGAACACAGAAATAATCCTGTCTGATCCCTCAGCTTTTTGGTCAGGTGCTTGTCACTAACTGCAATGATCACTCCGTCAATATGTGTTTCAGTACGCGCATTGATGCGAGCCTTCAGCTCCGCCAGTATTTCCCGGTATCTTAGAATATTAATCATACCTATATCAGATTATTCTGTTCAGGATCAGCCATACGGAAGGTGAATTCCACCGCCTTCAGCACGCTTCTTCTGAAGTCACGTTCATATTTCTGTTTCGTTATCAGGATGGGAAGCCAGTCGCCATCCACAAGAATATCCGCTTCCTGGGCGTTCAGAAGATTATGCCAGAGCTTGTAATCACTCTGTAGTATGATAATTCCACTGTTGACTGTGTATTCATCGGTCACCTTCACCCCAAATTTACGATCCACGCCGAACATGGATGCCGTATCATCTTCATTACTGCCGTTAAGGGATAACCCGCCTACGGCCGATAGTGTCTCCGGCATATCGTAGACATTTTTATAGCGGAAGCACCAAGTATCCATATAGCGGGTTTTATCAACCAGAAACTCATAACCATAGTCATTGTATTTCACGGTGTACCTCTCCATATTTAAGTCCTGAAACATGCCTTTAACCCGTGACAAACTTACGTCCAAACTTATAGGCGTATCAGTAGGCCCGGATAAATTCTGAAGAATAACTTTCTGCTGGCTATTACCTTCAGGATCATACCCATCTACAGTAACTTTCGCAGCCCTTTCAACTATTGCGCTGACATACTCCTGACAACCATCACGGGTAACTTTCCGGTTAACTTCGCTCAGCCATCCCGGTGTAGCTGCATCCTTTTTCGTCTGAAGACGGCTGAACATGACAAGGCTCTGTCCGTCTTCTACACCATTGATATAAAAAGTAAATGTTCCCGCTGCATCCGTTTGCCAACTCAGTTCACCCGCACACCACACACCCCACAAAGCCAACTCACAAAATTTGCCCAGCTTCCGAACCCGTACCTGATTATCAGCATCAGGAACATATTCCTCGTCCAATATCGTTTTGCCGCCATACTTCACGGCAAACGTGATTGTGACATCCGTATCTATGATGTAGTCCCGCATAGTCGCGCAGAACTCTTTTTCACGTGGTCTTTGCAATACATTCATAGCCTGCAATATTTATTCCGCCTGTCATTCTTAGGCAATAGTTCATAGTGTACCGGTCCGCCATCACGCGCCAGCTTCATTTCATTCACCCAGGTGGCGGCATCATCCGCCATCCATCCGGCAACCCTTTCCACATCCTTCAGAGATGCAGGTTCACTTTTCCCCATCCCGTTCTCCGTCATAAACTTGCGGATCACTCCGTTAGGAATAGCACTCAACGATAACCGGCGTAATGCCATGCTCATGGCCAGCAACGCCACAGCTTTACAGGCAGCAAAATGCGCATCCGTTTCCGAAGGTTCTTTTTCCTTCAGCAATTCCTCCCATTCACTGCCATAAGCACGCTTTACTGTCAGCATCTGGGCCTCCCTGATAAACGGTACCAGCATCAGATACATTCGTTCGCTCCGCTCGATAGGGAAATAACCGTCAAACGCTTCGCCGTTCCGGATGATCAGCGTCTGAGATAACTTGTACAATGCTGTATCCGTCCACTCCTTCAGCTCTTTTTTATTCAGGTAGCGGATCAGAATATCCACTGCCCGGTAATATTCTTCCAGGTGTAGCGCGTCGTCCCGATCCAGTTGCCACTCCCACGGAAGTTTCTCACTGTTATCCGTTGCCATCTTGAATTTCCGCCCATCATCTTCATGGCTGAGATCATTCTTCCGGTACATCCGAAGCGTAGCCAGGATGGCAACCGGACGCTGAACTTTACGCACCAGTTCCGCATCTGCATCTTTATCAGGTTCAGTATAGTACTTTTCAGCCAGTTTCATCGCTTCGTCCCCTATCAGTGACGAAAGTTCTTCAGTGGCCAGTTCTATTTCACCGGAAATCTTATCGAACTTATTGTTCGCATAATAATTCCCGGTCAGCTCCCGCAGTTCCTGAGCACCATTTTTGTCCTTATTGAAAATCATAGCAGCTATTTTTTTAAGTTTCTCATCAATTCGTCAGCCCGCTGTTTATCATCCAGCAACTTCATCATCACACGTAGTAACAGCGTGTCATCAGTGGCGTCCACATTGCCGAAAACACCACTTTCGGCAACAGAATACAATACGCTGTTCATTCCCAAATTCTGGATAATACCAGGTTGAGCCTCCGGACTCTTCCGGTGCCGTTCAAAAACCGGTGCAAAGCAAACCTCCACTCCATCAATAATAAAAACCCCGGTAAACAAGTAATTGCAGAAGTAGGCGAACCAGGCATAAATTCCCCATTGAATCCACTCCGGCATATCACGCACCAACCCCATGTATCGCCCCATATATTGCGCTCGGAAGGGTTCACGCAATGCGCACCCTTTGTCCTTTACCGGTTTCCGGTAGAGAATTGCGCATAATGCACGCAGGTCCGTAGGATCATGCTCCGCATTATATTTGTTTATCACGGCAGCCGCCTGGCGGAACTCGCCAAAGGTCAGATCAGCCCCATGGCTGGCAGGACCTTGCAGATATCGCCACTTCGGAAGCAGATTCACAGTACAATCATACATTAACTGAGCTTCAGTAACAGGAACACCATCCAGATTGATATCCTCTTCTACTTTCCACATCCAGTCCAGCGTATCGGCCAAGCGGTCAACCATCAGCATATCATCAACGCCCTGAAGACGATATCCCCGATTTTTCAATACATACGCACACCAGTCACGCTTCACGTCGCGGAGAGTGAGGCCTGACCGGTGCATTAGCTTATCTCTGGTCTTTAAGATATGAAGCCACTCCAGCGGCTTCACTTCCTCCCAACATTCGGGAAATTCAATGTCTTTCTTCTGTTTCATAGCTGTTTTTATACCTGGTTAGTCGAGCGATCAGGCGCCGACACATTATCTTCCTTATTAATCACCTTCCGGTAAATACCTAAAAAAATCCCCTTCTTATTCGGGAAATTAACTCTGATGGCGTCATTGATTGCCTCCAGTGCAATCTCTTCAGGAATTTGCGTGTCCGCCCCGTAAAATATCTTCAGCGCATAAAGCATCTGGCTGCCGCTGTCACTCTTTCCGTCAATAATGATATTGGCCAATGCCGGAGACAAACCGAAACCGCTTGTAGTCGAGCTATCCGCAATGCGCGATATCTTCGCCTGAGCTTCGATGTACTTGTCTATGTTCATCTCTATCGGTTCAATCTTCCAACTCTGCACATTCCCCAAGTCATCCACAAAGTCCACACAGGAAAAGAACTTGCCGGCATTCTTCTGCCCCGCCATCACATTGGCAATGGTTTTCGTCACTTCATCCCGCAGCTTCTCAAGCTCCTGATACACCCGCGTATCATCCCATTCCGGATTCATTTCCCGCACATGCTGTTCTTTCTGTACCCAATACTCGTGAGGGCTATGCACCACATACGCGGCTGCAATCATATTCTCATTCAAATGCCGGATAATCTCCGGAAGATTATTCGCATTCTCCAGCCAGGGAACCGATCCGTAAAAACAGGATATCGCATACATGTTACGCCCAAAACTACGCATACAGTGATACTTCACCGCTGTTTCATATTTCGATGGCTGCCACTTATCGAAAGCCGGATATTTCAGGAAACTGCGGCTTCGGTAACTGTCAAAGTCACCGGTCAGGTACGCCGTCACATCTTCCAGGCACCGACTGTCATTCTCCGGCCATACAAGCCGGCACTCACTACTATGCAAACATTCCAGCCGCTTCACCCATGGGCGACCGATACGCACCCCTTTGCCCATAAAGTACTTCGTGAACTGCCCGTTCATGTGCGTGTATTCCACCAGCGCATCCCGGATATACTTCCGGTAATCCCAACTATCCAGCCACTCCTGAATATCATCATCCACCAGCCACTCCTGCACCCGTTCGTTATCCACGATCTTCACCCGGTAAAGCAATGGACCCTGACCGTACAGCAAACCCGTTTTTCTGTCCAGAATGCCCGGTCCCAGATTATTTTTTTCCAGTAAGTTCCGGATAGCATTCGGCATATTATTATCCGGTCCCCATGGCACCACCCGAACCCCCGCTACATTCGTCGGATCACCATCCCAATTTTTTGCATCACCGTTAAAGAACTGGCTCATTTCCTGACTCCAGTTCATATTAATGGCATATTGTCCGGCAGTCGTATCCACAAAGCTGAAATTGCCTATTTTCTTTGTAATTTCATCCATAACTATCTATTGATAAAAATTCTCGTAGTATTCACCAGCAGCGTTCCGCAATATTCTCTCACAATCTCGATCAATGCCGGGATATGCTGCTCAATCACCGGATTAAACCATGGTTTCGGATTCCTGTTCCACTCGTTATTACTTTTCTTCGTAAGTATTCGCGTGCCTCCTTGCATATTATACCCACGTCCCACACCCAGATGAACATAGATGCCCTCCGGACGGAAACCAAACCCTATACTTGTCACCTCTTCCCCTTCAGCAATTTTCTTTCCATAATGCCGGTAGTTCTGCTTCAGCGACCCTTTCAACTTCACATCCTTCGTGATCCAGTTATCAATGGAAGATTGCAGCGCCCCGTTCACTTGGTCGCCCCATGCCCGTACCTTTGCATTGAATGTCGCCACAGCCTCTTTATCCTGTTGGCGTTCCCATTGTTGCGTTATACCGGTATCTCCCTCAATGATAACATCAAGTGGATATCGCTCTCCGGACATCTGGTTGCCTTTGCTTCTCCAGCTATTCCGGTTCTTCTCCATTGCCAAACGTTCACCGTGTGATCCCATGCTGCAAAGGTATCTTGCAGCCATGGCAGGAAAAAGGACATAAAAAATCCCCGATAAGCCGAAGTCTACCGGGGATTTCATCCTATTCACACTTTTACACTACCTCAAATCCTGTCACCGAATTATAACGGCACATCTTAATCACTCCGATTTTCCCGTACTCATTAGGAACAGAACCATAATTAACCCAGATAGTGATTGGTTCTTCAGGAACAGCAACCAGCTTTGAAACAATCCGCTTCATCTGCATGTTGAAATACAGAGAATGGCAAAACTTAACAAGCCCGGTTTTAGAATATGAATGCCAAAGCAAATAATGTACCTCTACGCATCTTGTATCCGGTTTAAAAATGACAATCCCTTTATCTACAAGATAATTCATGCCATGGATATTGCTAACAGCATCCTTCAGTTCTTTTGCTAATTTTTCATCCGTTTTCATACTGACAAAAATAGTAAAAATCAGGCAATCAGATTCTTTGATATATATATTTCTTCACTCATATCTCCAATTTCCAAGGCTTTTACATCTTTCCAGTTATAAGAAACCCGTACCCCATTTGCCAACCTGATTTCTTCCGGTTGCATACCCATTTCAGTATGTATCTCTTTGGCCACTGCAATAGCATTACTCAAGCCACCTGCCGGAAGACTATAAATTAATAGATCATTCATGTGAGCCTCCTTTCGTTTCTTCAGGAATTAGCCCTAATAACCCTGTACGCGCATTATGCAGTGTACCTAAAACATTAATCAGATTTCGCGGGTCTGAACTGCCCTGATTGCTTTCTTCAAGAAGAAAACCTATCGCATCATCCAGTCCTGATGCAAGTGCTTGCGCATATCCTTGCTGTAAAAAAGCGAGATTCTTAGACACCTTTTCACTCAGTACAATCTCGTTTACTTTCGTTGCAGTCATGCCTTACCTCCTTTCTCCAAAGCCGGACGTTCTGAAAACGCATAAGTGCCCTTCACTTTACGAATAGAGATAATGAAAACATTGTTGTAGTCAGAATTATCCCCTGCAAAAGCCTTCACTCCCAGACCTCCATCATAGCGGTGTACATTAATCTTACGAACTCTCGGATTTTTCGCATTAATCATTGCCACCTCGGTGTCAATCTCATTATGGAAAGCATCCAAAGAACAGTCATCTTTTATCAGTAGATTTTCAAATGCAGATACCCATTCAGACAGTTCCTTACAAGCATTGTTCAGAGGCTTATAAGTATTAACATAAGAAACAAAATACATCATTTCTTACCCCCTTTCTGGCACTTCTTCGCCTTATAAACGCACAATGCAGTCACTGCAAACAATGGAGGAAATATAAATCCGATACAAGTTGAGAGAATGACACCGAAGTACCAGCGATCAGAGGCACTGCGAAGCTCGCAGTCAGGAGCCAAGCTACGATAGTAGCGGCGTTGAAGGTCAGAAACTTGCTCTGTAAGAGCATTGATGTTGCTCGCGACATTAATGTCGGGAGCAGGCACGTTGAGAGTGCCGGAAGTTTGATTTTTCATATCATTGTACTGTTTAGCGATTAGGCAGAAAAACGGCTGCCATATCCCGTGTCGCTAAACAGTACAATGATGATTGCCGAGGCAAAAACAATGTGTGGGAAAGGCAGCCGCCAATATCTTAAAAGAGGGCATAAAAAAAGCCCGCAAACTTGTGAGCATTATACGATGCACATCGACAACCAATCAGGGCTGTACTGTTTAGCACTGCAAATATAGTGAATATATTTGGATGTGCAACACAAAAAGAGGATTAATCCTCCTTCTCTAACTTCTGCAACAACTTATCCATTCTAATAATCATTTTCTCCTGGTATTCACTATCTTCTTTCAATGGAAAGCACAATACAAACAGCAACCCAACTACAGGAGAAAACAGCAAAGTGATAACACATGCAAACAAGTTATTCACAGTCCTTTTATCAGCTCCCCATACTACAGGTATCAGAGAAATGACATTCGCCACGAAATACATAAAAATCAAATTATCCATAATATTAAATATTTAATTAATAATTTCCTATTCTGGTATTTCTATGCTATTTTTGCATTAAAACGGATTCATTATGAACGAAATCGAATTAAGAAAATACTGTTTAGACAAATCTATTGAGATTCTCAGCTGGTACAAAAACTTCTTTCCAAGTAAAGAACTACATCCACTTGCTATTTCCGAAATCCTTTATCGTTACCTCACAACCGGACAAATAGAATATTTTGAGTTACCTCACACACGTGGGTAAAGCTACTGTTACGTGAAAATGCAATGAACTTGTAGCCTCATTCTTTGCCGTTTCACTTATTCCTGCCTTAGCTACATAAATTTTCAATCCACCTTCTTTTGTAGAATTTTCCGATGTAGTAACAGATACATTAAATTCTATCTTTTGCAACCATCGACCATCTTGTGAATAAACCATACCTTCTTGATGGTTATCAGGTACAGGGTTAACAAGTAGACCTTTAGCACTCATTTCCTCATTCAGTTCTGTTACAGCATCAGAAATGTCTTTAATAGTAGCTTTTATAAAATCTTTAAGTTCCATAGTATTAAAATATCATCTCCTCATATCGTGCGCCAACCGGAACCACCCGGAACCCGATTGTCTACGGGTTACACGATATGAGGAGATGAATTATTTGGTTTTTATTTGGCACAACAAATATCTATATAAATACTGGCAATTCCAAAATAAATACCAAAAAAGGCTCCCGCAAAGTGGAAGCCTTTTTATTTGTCTACATATAAATTCAGAAAGATACCTCTTGTAAAGAACGGCCTATATCATGTATAGTGTCCAGTATCAACTTCTTTCTTTCTGAAGAAGGAACTTTTGTCCCCTTTATATAACTTGCCAACAAACTTTGCTGTATTCCCATGCGGCGGGCAACAGCTGAAATATTCAGTTCCGGATTAGACAGGAAAGCATCTTGAATACCAGAGGCCGGTTCTTTGGTATCATCATAATAAAAGCTCTCATAGCTCACATCTTCGTCAATATCATCCCAATGAATGCCGAAGTGTTCAAGTTCATAATTACTTCTTTGCTTTTCAGAAGCCGTCAGTAAGCGAGGATAAAACTTCAAGGATTGGTATAAAGTCTCCCCCTTGTCATTAGTAATATATATCCTGCCATTCTCAAACCACAATTTAATAATCTTCATATCATCCTCCTTTCTTTTATTGAAAAGCATGGGGGATTAAAAATCCCCATGCAATTTTTTCCATTCATTCTGAATAAGTTCCAGATTCTCTTCAAGAATCGACTCTGCCAGTTTCAAGTCTTTTGGTTTCAGCCCCTTGTTTTCTATCAACTTAACCGTATCCAGAATTTCAAACTTGGCTTGGCCGTCTTGACTTGTTACATGACAATGCGGTGGTAAATGCTCCGCTGTGTAGATTCTAAACTTCAATCCGAATAACATTAAAACTGTTGGCATAACTATTTGTTTTTTGATTACTCTACAAAGATAGGTTATAATTTTATATCCTGCAATTAATCAAGAAGAAAAGGTTATAATTTTATATCTTCTTAACAGAGAATGGACAATTCTCTCCCATCCGTGGTAGAAGGAACGGAAGAACAAAAAACGAAGTACCGCTTTGGGTCCCATCCCGTTTTGCGAGTGTGCGAGCAAAACGGGATGGGCGCAGGCACAAAAAGCCCACCTTTTTAGGGGTGGGCAATCTTTTAGGCAATAAGTTGCTGTTCAATCTCTCTTATCTTTTCCGTTACCTTTCCACGGATAAAACGGATAAATTCAAGAATAATATTACGGTTGCCGATAGTGAATATATCATCATCCTTATAACCGTGATACTCACCAAACTTTAATTTAAACACTCCCGAATTAAAATCTTCCTCCTGGAGTAGTTGGTCTTCCGCACTCTCTAAATCATCCAGTACTGAAACAAATGTACTCCGGTGTGCAGAAAGTTCCTGCTTTCGGTTTAATTCCGATAAACATTGCTGCAACATGGCTGTGCGCCTCTCAATTTCCTTTCGTAAGGTTTCCTCATTGTTAATAACTTCCGGTTCAATAACTGCCAAAGCTGTTACATTCTCGTTAACTGTCTCTACTTGTTTTTTGTTCTTTGTTGTCATAATGATAAAAATTAATAGTTGAACATATGGTTAATTTAAAAAACTGTCTATCATATCCGCAAAAGCGACATTCTGCGGTATTAAGGTCGGAAAATCCGATTTCTGCGGTTTGTATATCTCCGTGGCAACATTATACACGTCCCACGCTGTTAGACTTACTTTGTTTTGTTTGACCTTTAAAAGCTCTTCTGTAAAGGTGGAAATCTGTGCTTGATTCAACGGGTAAGTATCAACTTGTTCGGATAGCCTTTTATCGCGGCTGTCGTGTGCAACACGCATAGCGGTAAGCATCCCGATAATGATATATACCTGTTCGGCAGAAATTGCAGTTTCTTTCATGCGTTTAATCTTCTCACGGTCAGCGTTCATAAAGGTTTCAAACTCCTTTAACCATTCATCCGCAACGGTGAAAATATCGTCAGTCCCCACCTTTCCTTTCCCGTAGTTACATGCGCTTCGGGAAGCTCCCAACACACATTGGTTATGGCATATCTTCACGCATGGACCAATGGCGCACTGAATTCCATCCTGATGGTAAGCAATCGCTAACGTTGTTGTAAGCTCGTCCGTCTCCCAATTTTTTATCTGTATGGTGGCGAATACCCTGCGAAGTACATGCGCTTCTACAGCCTTACTTCCAAACTGTTCTTCTACCTGCGGAAGAATGACTACCCCAGGTTGATTCTTATTTTTATTCTGTGCTGCAAATATTTCCTCCACTTCATAATTGAGGTTATATTTCTCACACAGTTCCGTAATACGGTCTATCACCTGATAATGATATATACCCCTTACAGGCTGACCGTAAATATCATTTTCCTTGTGCGTCCGCTTTAACGTCTGCAAGTCCATACGTTCTACCGCATTGTTTTCAAAATCAAATGCTACATTCTCAACTGTTGATAATACTAAATCTTCCATAACTAATTTAATTAATTGATTAATAATTATTTAACTTCATAAATTACAAAATTCTCTACTGCTTGAAAATATTCGTCACTGTTACTAAACATCTCCCACTTTTTCCCGTTTGCATCCCGAAAAAGAATGCAAAGTTCTTTAATGGTGTCCCACACTTTCACAATTTGATAGCCTGTGAAATAGCTGTTTAAAACCTCAATAGCCTGTTTGTAAGTGAATGTTTTCATAATGCTGCAAATTTTATGTTGAACCATGAGCTCGTGGGTGTTAGCCTTTTTTTTGCTGTTTCCCTGATTGGAGCTTTTTTTTTCTGCGTCGCCTGTCGCTACGCGGTATGTTTCGCCTTTTTTACGCTGCATCAAAAGGTGTTGTAAGGAACAGGAGCAAGTTTTTCAGAAAACCGTAGGTTTAAATACTACCTGAAGGGTGGAGATTTTTTCTGAAACGTTAGCCAGAACTTGAGCCAGTGACGGCAACATTTACCTTTGCAGCACAAAAAAGCGAAACTGCGTGGTGACTGGAGACAGAAATAAAGGGCGAGAATCAGAATAAGGAAACAGCTGGAAATACATAGTTGAAAACTATACCGCTCTGCCCGGTCTTCGGTTTACAAGACAATAGCCTGCGTTGGTGCAGGGAATGGAAGACGGGGCGTTTCTCCCCCCGGTTACTGGATCAAAGCCGGTAACCTCTGCGTGGTACGCAAAAAAAACAAACAGAAAGCAACGCTTTCTACCGCTTAAACGCGAAAAATCCACGTGGCAAAAATTCGGCTTGATTGTACCCCGGTACATTGATCAAGACGGGTTTGCCACGTGGATTTTTCGCGCGCCTGGTTCTTCATCAGGCGGACACTCTCAGAAAATAGGGCATTTTTTGAACTAAAAATGTCCTTCCCCAAAGAGCATTCCGCTGAAAATCAATAAGTAACCCCCTCCCTACGATAAATATCGTAGGGAGGTAACAGCTTGCTGCCCGAGCCGCGCCGTCGTCCCTTTGCGGTCGCAGATGCCCTTCAAAATCGGAAATATGATAAAAAAGTGTTACAAAAAGCCAAAAACGTGCCAAAAATCCATTATTCCTTACAAATATTGTAAATAATTTTAAATTATCGCATAAAATGCCCTTTCACGCCCTTCATGCCTGCCCTATGCCAATCCCACCACCTACGAACCGCCCATACAAAAAGCCCTGCCATCCTCACGGACAACAGAGCCACAACTAAAACAGTAAAGAAATAACTTATAGAGCAGCAGCAGCCGATGAGCTTCGCCCCCTGTCCCATATACGCACAAACTCTTTGCGCATGGTGAAGTACTTCAGGGCATCCGTCAGGTTGGTAGATTCCTTGGGTAGCCTATGGGTAGGTAGTTTATCCCCGGTCTTGAGTTTCACCGTAATGCTGGTGCCGTTCTTTTCATTCGTCTTGATTGCCGTACCCGTTACCTCCATCTCAGATTTCAGGTTCGGACAATTATACTGGTCGATCAACAGAGTGAAAAGGTTGCGTGCCAGGTTGCCACTCAGCAAGTCCATGAAGAACCGGTATTCCATATTACTACCAATGTTTCCCTGCCCCAAAGACATAAGCTGTACCTGCCACCCCGTGCGCTTGCCATCCGCATCAAACTCAATATTCTTCTTGATCTGCGTCGCCATGTCAGCAGATACCTTTTTGTAGTTATTCATCGAACGGTCATAATATAGCTTCAGTATCTTGCGCTTATGCGGGCGGAAGTAGTACAGGAACTGATCCGCCAGCTCACGCACACTGTTAGGCGGAAGCGTGTACAATTCCTTCAATACACGCATTACATTGCCATTACGCTGACCGAATACCATAGACAACATATTGCCTGAGTCCATACCCGCTTCTAAGACTTTATTCTTATCCAGGTACCGGAGTACGGAACAATCCGGATTCCAACCAAATTCGTGCTGCTCGATCACATCATTCAGAAAGCCGTCTGCATAAAAATGCTTCATAGCCAAATTGCAATAGAACATCAGACTGGCTTCCAGTTTCGGGATCACAGACAACACATTACACAGAAGCCCTTCCAGCCCTTCAGCAAACTCATCGCTGAACCAGTCTTCGCCCAGCACATCGGCATTCACATAAGAGGAAGAAATGAAGAAGAACGATACCCCTCGACGTGTCTTGATCCAGCGTTCTTCCCACCGTTTCATATTCTTGCCGGCAAGTAACATGGATCGTTCGGCTACATCCAATTTAGCGGATAAGGATTTATCCAAGCGACTGGCAGCTTTCAGTTCATTATACTTCTGTAAACAAGACACATACTCTTTTTTCGTCTCATTATAGACAAAGCCGGCTCGCAACATCAGCAATATCTTTTGCTTATCGTTTTGTTTGGCCAGCTTCAATATCCAGTCATATTCTCCGAGATGGTTCGGGTCCGGCATGTCCGTAGTAAGGGTACGGCTACGATACCAGACACTATCTCCATATTTCACGCGGAAACCACGAACCGCCTTCAGCAAGTTCGTGAACTTCTCTTCCGTAAAATACTTCACCTCATCACCGAACACACCTACGTAAGAACGACCGGCACCGATAGACGGCCTATCGAGCGAGATAAAAGTGAAGTTGAAGCCGGTATAGAAAACCATCGTATTGCGCCAGTCCGTACAAACGTTATACATGCGATCTATCCACTCCTGTGGCGGCTCCTGGTTAATCACATAATGAATGCCCATTTCCCACCCTAACAAGGAAAGCCCGTCGATGAGAGACGGGATAACGTTCTTGTGCAAATCAGAATACGTATCGGCTACCCAGGCGAACGGAGCACCTTTGCAGTCCAAAGCAACTTCCTGCACACGTTCGGCCAAAACCTGAACGGTCTTAGCTGAAGCTCGCCCGGCAATCCAGTATAAGGACCAAGGCATCATAATAGCTATGAGCTGCGCCATCCAGTTGGAATAACGCTGTTCGACATCATCCGATACCTTTAGTTTTTTCTTCCTGGTCATTCAACATCTCCTCAAAGTCTATATCCACAATATTAGCATCTCTCTTCAGGCGTATCTTTTCCGTCTGCGGAAGATCGACTGAATCAATCTGTGCAGCCAGAACCTGACGGTTCGCGCTACTCAATCCCACCGCTTCCGGATTAAGATCGTATATCTTGATAGGTTTATCATCAATCTCTTTCGGCTTGACCGGATCAGGCTTATCCAGCTGTTTGATTTTAGCAGCCTGTATGTTGAGATTGCCATACACTTCCATATCCTTGGAACTGACGGCGTTTTGCAGAACTACCTGAGCAGCTTTCATCAGGTTGTCATACATCAGATTGCGATGTGCATTATTCTCAATGGTATCATTGAGATAGAAAAGGTTAATAGCCTCACTATACATCTTCCGGGCACGCATCCGTTCGACATTGAACGGCTCATGCATCAGGAAGGCAATAGCGTTATCCTTGCCATACTTCCGGTTAATGCCTACAAGCGCGTAGAGAGCATTATAGTAGTCCAGTTCATCCGCTGTCAGTTCCATGGTGCAACCTGACGCAATGTAATCCTGTAACGTATCAAAGTAAGATTTGTCAAACATCAGCCTATATCATCAAAGAAAACCTTATTAATGGAATTACGATATCCCGTCGCCTGACGGAATTTATCAAACCGCTGCGCCTGGGTTACATTGTCTCCAGTCTCAGCACTGGCAGACATCGCCAGCCCTTCTTTCGCTCGCTGCACAAGTTGGCCACGTTCATAGTGGAACTTCAGCGGAGAACCCACCAAATTGAAATACCAGAGAAAGTCAGTCTCCGGAACATTGTAGTACATGGCTATTTGCCTCGGCTCGTAGCCGATGCCTGCCAGGTGCTCAAATTCATCCATATCAATCCGGTCATACCAAGGTGGATCTTTCCTCCACTTAACTAATTCGTCCGCTACGAAACTCATACACTTCTTTGTTTTTTAAAAATACATACTGTTCTTCCATCGCATTCTCACCATAATTGCCGGAACCTTCGACCACAAAGAAACCTGCGGATGTGTCCAGACAGGTAATCTTTTTATGGCTCCAGGCAAATGATAATTCTATGACTCCTTCCTGATGGAGTTGCATCAGCCGTTCAAATATCTTCGGCATACGGAACTTTATCGTTTCCGAAATATGCAGGTGGATGCTGCCTATCAATTCCTTTTCGCGCCATCTCAACAAAGCGTTTATAATGCGCTCATTGGTGGAATACGTGGCGATATAGAGATGATTAACCCGTCCGGCATGTCTTATCAGGTAGACGATAAAAGTAAAGGCTGTGAAGCTCTTTTTCGTTTCAATGAAAAAAGCCTCGTTATCTCCGGGAAGGCGCCCGCATAATTCCTTCAGACTATTCAGTTTGAAAGTCAGCATGGTTTCAAACCGCCTGGAGAAGAGGCGGGAATCAGACATTTCTTGCCTGAGTTCTTCCAAGCTGAAGTAATAGCTCATTCCAGTAACCGATTAATATCCGCTAACTCCTTTTCATATCCAACCAGTCTTTCACGGCGAATCGGGTCCAAATGCGGTTTATCGCCTTTTGCCATCTCCGATTTGACTCTCCAGATATTATCTTCAACCTGCCGCTGGCGCCGGATCAGTTCTTTGACCGGTAACTGAAGAAGTTCACTTCTCCGGCGAAACTCTGCGAATGCAGGATGTTTCCCCAACAAAGAATGATGTACCTTATAATAGTTCAGTTCTTCCCAGATCATGCGGTTATCAATGTAGTTGTCTATCAGTTGCCGGCTGGTTTCCGCACATTGTTGCAGCGAAGTACAGTCCCGGAGCTGTGCGTGTAATCGCACATACGCATGATATTTGTTGAACTTGCGGGAAGCAAGAGCTTCCAGTTCCATGGGGCAACCCGGTTCATCCAGAAAGGTGAACTCTTCACGGAAAGAGTTTGGTGCTTTCCGTGAAGACAGTTCCGGAAGTGCTCTTCATTCTTCGAAGATGGACGGCTCCGGAAACATCTGTTCCAAGAACTTTTCCAACCAGGAAGAATGTCCGGAAACGGTATTGTTCAGGAAGACTTTTCTCTGGAGAAGTTCTATCGCTTTCTCCTCATTGGGCTTCTGGGAAATGATAGGCAGTAAGAACTGATCTGTTTCCCAATCCAAGACTACAGGATATGCCGGGAATGCCTGTGAATTGAAATAGAGAGATGAGAACAACACACCTGACTCAGCTTCGGGGAAACGCTCCAGCATTTCCGCCAGTTTGAACTTTTCAAATATGACCGGTGTATGAGTACCGTAATTCTGTTTGGGCAATCCGAATTTATCAAGCAACATGATTGTACGGCTCATATTCTCCGCATACACACCTTTGAACTTTTTAGGATTAAGATCACCCAACACTTTAGGAATCTCAATATGCGCCAATGAAACACGATTAACCAGGTAGATGTCATCGTTCGTCCAGATAAAGCGTTCGGTCACTTCAGGCGATTCAATGGCCAGTTTCAATTTCTCCATGGTGTCAATCTGCGGATTGTCGGAAGTGCGTTGGTGTTCAATGAAACTAACCTCGTCACTAAACCAATCTTCACGATCTCCTATAATAACCAGATTGGCAGGAAAGCAAGTCTTTTCATACCAGGAACGAAGAGCGAAAAGCAGTTCTCTGCCTTGAGCAAATTCTTTGCAATAAGGAATTACCACCGATGTGTGATCCTGAGCTTTTTTCTCCAGTACCGGAGATTCATCAGAAGAAGCGATATCGCTCGTCTGTACCGTTCCGGATTCATTAACCTGTGTTTTTTCAGTTTTTACAGTCTCCACTTCTTTTACGTCTTTAGACTTAGACGCTGTTTTTCTTGTTGTCATAGCTTAAAATATTAGTACGGTACAAAAATATCCTCCACAGATAGCTCGTAAAAGGACAAAAAAGAGACGTATGCAATGCACACGCCTCTTTCCGCACAACCTATTCACCAATCAAATTACAATCCACTACCACCTGATCCGGCTGTCAGTCCCAGGACGGCATTGATATCTGCATTATCTGTTGCAGGAATCAATGATTTAGCGATGTGCCCGATAGTGGCACCGCGCAATGAGCTTGCCAGATTGAGCGTATTTTTCGCCCCATCCTTGCTGTCCTGACTATCAGCCTTTGACATTTTCAACGGAGTACACGGCGTACCGGCAATCTTGGCATCATCACCGGAGCAATCAATAACGATGGCTCCCATGTCTTCATTGATATTGTTGTTCACGAACTCATCCAGTTCAAGGCCAGTACCCGGATGTTCAAAATCCACATGGTGTATAAAACCACGTGCGTCGTCTTCACCTTCACTGGTATGATATATGTTGATGGTGGAATCTGTAGCATAGACAGCAATAGGCTTTTTGCCTGTTGCCATCTTAAACTTACTGACACGCACCCCTTTCTCATCACGTTCATGTTCAGCAACATCCTTCCAGAGAAAGAGAACAATAAACGACTTTTTACCCTTCGGGCGACCGGCATTCGATGTCTTTTTAGGCACCGATACCATGCTATATGCTTCATCAGCCATAACTTACCTCCTTATTATAGATTAAAGACCTCCACTTGCGGAAGAACCTTCTGCCTCTTCCGGTGGCAGATATGCGAAAATTGCTTCAGCCAGCCAGAAACCGACAGCTTCCCACCACTCAGCGAATATCTTCACATCATAGTTTTCACCCTGCATCCATACTTTAGTGTTCTGCGGGTCTTTGCTACGCAGGTGCTTGAAGTTCTCTTTCGGAGTAATGAAGAAAACACCGGTGCCGCGCATACCTTCAAGTGGAGCAAAAGTGAAACGTGAAAAGTCTACTTTGATCTTTTCACCATCTTCGTTTTTCAGCCAAGGATATACTTTACGATATGCCTTGCTGTATTTTGTCACCAGTTCCGGATCAGCATGGATAAACATAGTCTTACGCTTGTACAGTGGGGCTACTTCATCCACAGCCTTATCTATCTGTTCAATCAGTTTGGCGTCTTCAAGAGTCACACCATCGAGCAACCAGGTAATGGCAGTATTTCCCGCCTTCTTAAATTTCCTCAACTGGGTAACATAACCATCCAACACATCATTGGCCGCAGTCGCAGCATCTCCATCCTGAGTTGCAGATGTTTCTTTGAACTCACCAACCGCCAAAGCAATTTCACGTTCTTCATCCAGTTTCGGGAAGATGAGTTGGTAAAGAATGTACTTCACTACCGGCATATCTTCCGGCTTCAGGTTCTCATCATACAGATAGCCAAGGATATCTTCCATGATATCGGAAGGAGTAATGGGAACGTTGATCTTGCACTTGTAGTTCTTGATGGTCAACGGAGTAAACTTAGATTTACCCTTCGGTGTCCATTTGGGAACAAATTGCTGGAGCACTGAATCAATGGCAGCCTGTTGAGCACGAATTTCCACCTTATCAGTAACGACGGTAGACATGTACGAGGTGGATTCGGTAGTACCCAACAACCCCTTGATTATCTCGATGCGCTCGGAAGACACATACTTACCAAACTCTTTTTGGAGTTCAGTAGTCTCAATCGTTGAGTTACCACTGTACGCGGCACCTTTGAAAGCAGCATCCAGATACATGTTGTGCGCCAGAGTCATGTCCGGCTTAAACTTCTTTGTCATATCGGCAGCACCTCCATTAATTACTACTCCTTTATCACCAGTGTCCTCTTTGGCCATCTTAGCAATCTCAGCGTCTTTTTCTACAATCGTCGCATCCAACGCTTTGATTTTCTCACGGGCCTCTTCCAAGTCTTTGGCATTCTTGTCACGATCAGCCTCCAGTTGCGCCCTCACTTCATCGGTCACAGCCTCTTCTGCTGCCTTACCACTTTTTTCAAATTCCGCCAGGTCTTTTTCAAACTCTGTCAGGAATTTGTCACCGTACTTATTCTTCAGTTGCTCTTTTTGCGTGGAAAGCATGAAGGATTTACCTTCCTTGTCTTTCGCAAAAGCAGAGATTCCCAAGAATGAAAGTACCACACTCATCACTTGTCCAAACATAACTTTACGATTTAGAATTAATATATTCGTTAATACACACCTCACGGGGAATCTCCCTGGCTCGCTGAATTGCAAAGTCCAAAGTTCCGATGGCATCTGCCAGACCTACGGCTATCGCATCTTTCGCATAGAACATGCGACCTCGTACCAAACCGGTAGTATCTAACTTCAGTTTATTTCCACGGTTAGCTTTTACGTTCTCTTGGAAGTCACGAGCTAACGGGTCCAGTTCTTCCTCCCTGATCATTTCGTACTTACCTTCCTTGGCCATCTCAAAGGGAGCGTTTTTGTAATCTGAGAGACTGGAGTAAATGGTATGTACCTTCACACCTTCACGCTCGTAATACTTCGCATAATCCGGAAAGCTCATCATTACACCGATTGATCCGAACTCAGAAGATATCTGATTGGATGCTATGATCTCATCACAGTATGATGCAATGTAGTAAGCCGCAGAAGCACAGAGGTCACAATGTGCAACTACGGACTTACCTTTAGACTGAGCGTATTGAATAGCATCAACCAATGGGGCGATGGCGTCAACACTGCCACCACCAGAGTCTATATCCAGTAAAACAGAAGAAATATTTGAAGATTCCGCAGCCTGACGAAGAATATCCGCCAGTTCGGTAGTACCGTAACTGCAATAGGTACCGTACTTCAGTAGGGTACCATGGATAGGAATAATGGCCGTGCTGTCTTTCGGAGCATCTGCAAAACCATTTCCGGATTTCGCTTCTTTCCCACCAGTGGAAAGCAATACCGGTATAGGTTCAACATCCGAACGCTTCTCAGCATCTTCTTTCGTGATGCCACGCTCCAGTAACTTATCAACCAGTATCAGGTTAGCTTCTACATCGCGAAAAGAGATAAACCACTTTCCACGACAGACAGCACTATATAATGAAGAAAATGCCATTGTTTTGTACCTTTTAAATCTTGGTACAAAATTACAATGGCAGAAACCGCTTAAAAGGACGTTAAGTTCTTGGCAGCTTCAGGACTTGAGCGTTTGAAAGAGAGCGTCAACTTACCCGGATCACCGCTGCGCTCCATTGACATCTGCACCGGAAAATCACCGGTACCGATAACTTTCTTATCTCCGTTGGTCAGGCTGATCAGCACCAAGCCATCAACGGAAAACAATGTACGAAGCTGGCTCTCCATGATCGAAGAGGTATCTGTCACTGTAGCTTTCAACTCCTGCTCGATAGGTTTTCCAACCTGTTCCTGGATTTCCGTCCATTCTCCGGATGAAATGCCAACTGTTATCCATGTGCCGTGTACCTGCAACTTATCACTTCCCGGTACATTAATCACCTCCGCATCAGACAGTGGAAGAAAAGATATTCCACAGATTTGCGATCTTTTGTCATTAACACTCATTTTTGCTTAAAGTTTAAGTGATTATTTAATTGAAAATCTGATTTTTACTTAGAATTTAATTGGTTAAATAGTGTTATTCAAATAGCGATAATTGAATATCTCTGTTTACCTCCTTTGTCATCCGCTGGCGATTGCGATAATCGTACTTCTTCACTGCATCGTAATTAATGGCATTGTTCTTTATATTGTACGCCATGAGGAAAGCACGGAGAATCTTATCCTGCTTATATCCTTTCTCATATCCGGTTACAAAGTACTCCCTGATCCGGATGCGGAATGACGCTTCAACATATTCCTGAAGCATCCGTTGTTTCCACTCCGGAATATAGATGAAGTTCTCCTGTAGAATATAGTGATTCCACTCTTTGACGGGAAGATATAATATGATCGGATTCTCTTTCAATGGAAGCCGGGGCGGACGGTCAGCAACCGTCACCATAGCTTGGATGAACTTGCCGATATCATTCGCTGATGTCACGGTCACACCGTCGTCAGCACGCGAACACCCGAACTCATGATAAAGAAAATCATGTAGATAGGGCTGGAGTTCAATTATTACATTAGGTTTCATGCGGTAATGGTTTGATTGTTATGCAAATATAACAAATATAATCGCATATATTCTCACTTTTTGATGAATTAGCCTCCGATAGGTAATCAATATATACATAATCATCAAAAACGAGGCTTTTCTGATACTCTGTCTTCTTCTTTGTAACTTCTGAATAACTTTTTGCCCAGAAATTTATGCAACTCTGTAACCTGTGACAATTCAGAGATAACAACTTGATTTTCAGAAGTGATATACGGTTACAAGAAAACGGTTACAGATTTTTGTAACTAATGTACTTTGTAACTTTCAGTCGAAATTTGACCACACAAAGAGAAAGTTACAAACCCTATTTTTTTGTAACCAAACTTTGTAACCAAGTTTGTAACTTTGTATCTACTTATTATTTAGGTTTTTACTCTCTTTTCAAACATCGGTTACAGAGTTACAAAAATTTTGTAGAAAAAAGGGGAAAGGGGTGGAAACCGAGAAACCGGTGCCGGGATACCCGCTTTTTATAAAAAGTAAAAGCCACGGACAAAATGTGCCCATGGCTTTTCAGATACCAACCTGTAACCGTGTTACGCTTTGGCCATAGCCTTTCGGAAATTCTCCGGAAGCGGTTTCCTGCGTAATTTAGTGTAGTCGTCACTCGTCTCATAATCCATCCAGTGCTGGCCAGCAGCCAGAAAAGCACCGACTGTAACCAATAGCCAGGGAAGTTTGTCTTCTGTCTCCTGTAGCTTCATAATAGTACCGGGCTTCATCACCTCCAGATAGTCATACGCCTGACGTGCATACGTATAGAAGCCGGGTATGGCCATCAAACCAAATAGCCATACATCATATCTACGTATCATATCAGAATGGGAGATTTCCATCTTTATCTATTTTAGGTGAAAAATTACCCGGTCTTTTCACTGTACGTAAGAAGATCATTTCCTTTGTCTGACCGTCTACTTTCTTCAACAGACGTCCGTCTTTATTCAGCATCTCTCCCGGATTAAGCGTATCAATGTATGGACACAGATTTGTAAAACCTTTCAGAGCCTTGGTAAAGCGCTGCATAGTCCAGAGTCCTTTGGTTACTTTAGACGAAGCTATAAAATCATCATAAGCGATATCACGCTGAATATACTCATTTACATGCTCACCTTCTTCTGCAAAGTAGCTATACGCCCAATCTTCAAAATTGGAACCCATATCAGCCTTATATTTACGCTTGATGATGTTCTCCATCGGCGGCTGCACCTTGATGCCATCCTCTGCCAGAGCCAAGTAGAACTGCAAACATTGCGCAAAGAAATTGAGGTCCCAGTTCCAATTCTCTTCACTGTAATCATTCGTCATCAGGTTATGGCCGAAATCATCACGGATGCCTCGTGTCTCCAGGTAATCATTATCTGCCGTCTTCTCATGGTAATAGTCTGAAAAGACCATATAAAGAAGACGTGCATTCGTCGATGGGTCAAAATCACGCGGTACATAATTCGTAGTAAAACCAAACTTTGGAGAAACTTCAAACTCGATAAAGAATGATTTATTGTTCTTAGGGTTTACGGTCATACCACTGGTTATATTATCATAGAACTGTGACACCGGAAGGTATTTGTCGCAGTCATCGACCAGGACGAAATCCGTATGTTGGTCCACCTGATCATAAACATGCGGATTATCCAGCAGCTTCGGATTTCGTCCGGAAAGGTTGACGGTTCGCATAAAGAACCGGAAAGATTTAAAGAGGAAAGATTTACCGCTGCGGCCATTACATTCACCGTCATCACCGATCTTGTTGTCCATGGCATAAATAGCCCAGGCGCGAGAAGGTGACTTATACCGGTGCAGGTTATAACCTATCGCATATATTTTATTTAAAAGATTCAGCTTTTGCTCATTGATTTCTTCCGGAGAAAGCAGAGGCCCTGCAATATCAAACCTGTGTTCAGCCCGGTATTGATCAGCTTCATCTACACCTTTGTTTTCCCAAGCAGTTTCCAGTTCTTTCCGCCAGTGCACACGACTGGTATTAATGAGATAGTTCAGGAAACAACTCTTATGATCTTTGACTGTAAGATCAAAGATGTCACGCCCCTCAGCATCGAGCGTATGCTTATACCCAAACATAGGCGGCAATACATTCACTTTGTGCGGGATCACTTTATTATCCCACACGCTGCGGCCATCCATCAGTTGCCCTTTGTGTTCTACTATACCGTCCTTAGTGACTTCCCACGTCGATTGTGAGAAAAACAGGAACTGGCTTTTCGCTGTGTAACTGGTAAAGTCCAGGTTGATTTCATCCAACTGAGATAAAGAAGATTCCCCTGTACGTTGAGAGTTCAATAGGAGATTCCGGATATCCACCGCCAAGAAACGTTCCACTGCGAAACCCTTCAGGAAAGCATTTATATCTTTAGCCTTTATCTGGCGTACTATACAACCGTCCATCCGGATATACTTAGTATCATCGGTATTTTCATCCTTCAGGGTATAAAAGCCATTCAGCGTTAGGAAATAGTGCAGATAAGCAGTATTGATATCATAGGTATCTCTTTTACTTCTCTCGCTCCAAGCCTTAGTCCAAAAGCGTGCTGGCATGGCCAGTGTCAATAAGTTTCGGAAGTCCTCATTCTTAGGGCGCAAACCTACAAAGTCACGAAAATCTTTGCGAGGTTTGCCCCGGTTATCGCGATAATTGGATAACCAGGAAGGTAGCCACACCGTATGAATGTCTAAAAAGCGAAGGGCAAGCTCGCGTCCTTTACGAATACCTGTATTATCAATATCCGGAATATTATAAAGAATCTCCACGTATTTATAAATATCCCTGATCTCTTCCTCGGTCACTTTGTAAGTCTCTGAATTGAACCACAACGGATGATAACCCAGAGCGCGTACACAAAGTGCATCACGCTCTCCGGAACAGATGAACGCTTCCGGAAGTTTCTTCTCTTTGTATTGCTCCTCCTTATTCTTCGCTCCATTCAAAAACGTCTTTTCTTCCTGAGCATTGTAGTCCCTGTAAGCCTTTTGCAGTTCCCGGAATCCATTGATATATTGTTTAGGCTTGCCGCCATCAGGCGTGTAGCTAAAGCGCCATTGTTTATCCGGATTTAATGGCTCGTATATCTTGTAGAATTGAACAGTCTTCTCCGGAGATGCTCCTTCCGTAACGACACATTCACGAATGAATATTGGATAAGTGGCAGTAGTATATTTGGTTGTTACTTCCCGGTTCTTGACATAAGATATGGATTTGGCTACAAACCAGTGCAAGGCATCAACGTGTTCCTGCTTCACACGAGGGCCGAGTATCTTCAGCTGCTCGTCTGTGAATTTCTCCTCCAGCTCAAAGAAACGAGTGCCTTCCTTTTCGTCCTGGGTGGCCGGACGCTTCCGAATATCCGGCTTATTAACGGATCGTTTTAGTTCATCAGTCACATTATACCTGGAGGCAAGCAGAGCAATAGCTTCAGGAAAGCGAATATTCTCTTCATACATACAGATATCAACCGGGCTCATGGCGGTACCAGCATCGCCGAAGTCTGTGACTTTATAACATTCCTGGTACTTCTTGATGCAGGCGGATGCATCATCTTCATCCGGCCTGCGTTTGAATTTCTTCTTATTGTCTACACAGCCTTCTGCCTGCGGGTAATAGTACAGGATGATGTCTAACCCTTCGTGTGAGGCTGCATAGATATCGGTAGCTTTAATCATAATGGAGTGAATTTGTGGCAAAGGAAAACATTTGGTAGGGGATATTACAGGACATTATCCTGTCTCAAGTGTAGTATCTACGACTTTTCAATCATCCCTCATCCCATTCAACATATATAACAATGTGTACAGGTGGTATCCATGATGTTCTTTTAGATTTATAGGATTGTTACCGGTAATATGGATTGCTGCCTCTCCCTTTTCGTAATTATAGTCTATATTGGCAAACAGCACTTGATCTTTTTCTCCCTCCACTGTTACCTTGCAATGTTCTACCACCGGTCCCAACTCTTCCTCCGGATACCAACATTTTTCTTTGACTCCTTTTTTCTTCACTTCATAACGAAGGTGCTTTTTGCCATTCAATTTAAAGAATGCACTGTCAGAAATAACACCTATCGAATTGTCTTTAAGTAGACGCACTTTTGTTCCTTTTCTCATTGTTCTAAATTATCTATTTGATGTTGTTCAGCCAATTTAAAGCACTTTGCAAATTGGCTGTATAGTCGGCATTATAAATATATGAAACTTCATCACCTGGTTTATAATCTTGGTCATTGTCTGTTTCACCTAAAACAAACTCCATTTCTGGAGTTCCCAATTTATATACACCTATACAATAAGTAGTGCCTCCATGTTTATTACTCCTTTTGATTGCTAAAAGAAAAATTCTTTGCTTCATAATATTACTCCTTTACTATTTAGTATTGAATTAAAATGGAAGACCGACCTTGTTCCCAAATGGCATGGCCAAATCATGTTCCTCTTTATTAAGGGGATAGTCTTTAGATATATCCAATTGCCGTTCAGTGTCAAGCGAGATCAACAACGCATACAAGTAGCTACATCCCCGAACCTTCCTATTTTCTATTGAGCGTATCTGATAGGTCTTTACATTAGTACCAATGACCACTCCTATACATTTTCCCACGCTGATTTTGTAACCGCGGAAGAAAGGTGCAATATCAAGCCACCACCGTTCACCGGACGGCTCTTCTATTTCGACAAGATTTTCGGTTTTAGAGTAATCACAAAAAATTCCACAATTCTTATCCATACCACGTGACTTAAGGTAAACTTTACCTTTTTCATGTTTGATTATTCTGGGGGTATCAAAGACTATCATATAATTCCTGTTTTTATTTTATTCAAAAATAAGTACAAGCATATACATCAGAGTTTTCACCGAAGCTAACCCTTACACACATTTCAGCGCTACACACAAATGGCTTTTCACTCGTGATTATACCAACAAGTCCAGTGTTCTCATCAAGAACCTGCTCTCCCTTAACCATTTTATCCAATTTGTCTTTGAACCGATAACTGGTGAATACCTTCAGCTCTTTGCCGGCAGATTCATAACCTAACAATCCGGTTTGAAGTCCATCTACTAATTTGATAACCTTATCTTCTATATCTCTCCGAGATATAACTTTCTCAAAAGTTATTTCCTGCACACATACGTCAGGGAAACTCTTCTTAAAATCTTGCTTTTTCATTTTAGTCCTTTCTTTATTGTTATACGTTAAATATAATATCCACTATAATCAGGATGATTACTTTCCAAAACAGCTTTCATTGCATCCCGAACATTATCAAAGTAACCTAAAGAAACAGCATCTGAACCTGTTTCCTCATCGTATGGAGTAGGATAACCTGCTTCAATTTTTCCTCTACTTTCACCGACAATTACTTCATGAACCCATCCATAAATGTTTGTTTTCCATTCATCAAACATTATGCTTTTCCCCATAATATACTCAACTTTTATCAAGTCATAGTCATTAGGATAGTTAGCATTCTGGTCCCAATAAGATTCTGAATTGTCAACTGTTATTTTGTTCATTCCTTATTAGTTATTAATCAATTATTTCAAATATAACTTTTACTTTTTTACAGCGATAGCCCCTCTTATACCATTGCTTCCATGTACGGGAACACCCCTTACACCATTCTTTAATGCAGAAACTTTTGAAATATTTCTGCGTATTCATTACAATAAGGCCATCAGGATAAACGATAACGTACATTATATCTTCACGCATATCGGCTCCTTTCTTAAATTGATTTGAATTATTTTTCTTCTGATAATTTCTTTCCGCAAAACGGGCAAAAAGGATAAGCAATAGATATAGTACTCTCCATTTTATTAAATGTACCATCTTTTTTCTTTTTTCGGTAGGTAGCCTCTATTACGGGTTTCTTTTCAAAAGACGGCATGGCGTACATATAATTTAAAGATGCTTCCGGGTCACCAGTCTTTTCTTTCAAATTCGCTTCTACTTTATCAAAACAGTCACACATATTTCGTTATGCTCGCCTATACAACATTAGGTTCAAGTTTAATTTATACTCTAAATGATTCTTTTACTTTTTTCAATGCATCTATCAGTTCGTCTACCTGTTTTTCATTGAAAAAGTCCACGTATGCTTCTGAACCGTCTTCAAAAGGCTCATTCTCACTGTCATATATCTGCATTTGAGCACTGGATGGGAACATTTTACTTTCGGATTTCGTATAGCCCAATAATGCTATATGTTTGGCATAGCCAACAGGTACTATTTCTTTTACTTCTTTACTCATATATATATTTTTATTAGTTAATTTTCACCCAGATACGAGAACCTGGTAAATCTGATTTAGCTGACATAACATGAAATGCTAATACTCTTTTCACATCTACGCGGTTCCCTTTGATTGTTCCCTTAACTTTTTCAGCACTCACAAAATAAGTGTATTCACGTTCACCGTTTAGATGTTTGTTAAGAGCTTCTTTTGCGTCAGATTCCTCTTTAAAAACATCATAAGAATATGCGTTATAGGTCCGTTCTCCATCCAATTTAAATTGTAGCTGATAAAAGACTTCATTTGTTTCTTTATCAAAAGATTTTCCTATTCTTATCTTCATTTCTAATTAGTTAGGAATTAATTTTTGATAAAATAAAATCAGCTAATTCTTGCGTTTCTTTTTTGGTTTCTTGTTCTTGAACTTGACAAATGAACCTCTTTATATTAAAGAACGTACCATCAAATGAACCTTCAATAATATAAGTGCCTTTACGATCTGTCTCTTTTACAAATTTTGTTTTCATTTTTATTCATTATTGATTAGTAGTTAGTTATACTGCTCTTTCTTTCTCATCCCACGGGTTAAAGTCTTCCTCTATGGGGATTTCTTCTTCGTGATAATGCTTCATATTAATTAGTTATGGAGTAATCACTTTATTAGCTATGTGAGTATTCCACTCCTTCTCTATGTTAGATAAAGCCGCCATGACTCTACCGAACAATACTGCCGGTATCTCATCACAGCAAGGGTCTATAAAAGACACATATCCTTTTTCATCAATTCGATACCGTATTAAAAGCTGCTTACGGTCATCTGTACTTTTCTTCTTACTCATATCCACTTGTTTATGGAAGAACGTAAGGTATTCTATTCAGGTAAAAGACTTTTATATTGTGTTTTTTCACAAATACAGGTGTCAACCACTCTGGCTCCTCTTGAAAGGTACACAGGACATGTGTCAAATTGTAAGCGGTATCCTTCGATAATATTTGCTTTATAAACTTATGATCATGGAATCCATCGAAGGCGATTCGCTCACAAAACTCCACCGCTTCTTTTATTAATTGTTTTTCTGCATCTGGATACAGGATAACACCTCTATTTTGTGAAACGATAGCCTTTGTTAAATACGTTTTTCCGTTACACGTACTACCTATAAAAATTATTTTTTCCATCATTTTTATTTCCGTATTGAGGGTTATTGCATTGCTTCGTCAAAATAGCCTATTGCATCTTCAAGTGAGGAATAAGCCGAATCAAGATTATCAACTGTTTCTGACATTTTTTCACCCTTCTCACCATTTTGTAGTGATTCAGGGAGGTTGTCATAAGCTTCTTGTTCTTCATCCTTTATTTCTTCAATTTCAGTCTGTAGGTCCATCAGTTGATCCCTGATGTCCTGAATCCTTTTTCGCCTATCTTTATTCATATTTTAGTTTTTAAAAGCTCCTTAGATAATCTTTCCATCTTCTGAAGAACATAAAGTAATCACTCCAACCACATCATTCAGCTGCACGTTCTGAAAGAACAGACAACCCATATTAGCATCACCATACGAGGTAAGACTTACCAGATTCTTACCAAAGGCCTGTTCCAGCCGATCAAGAAAAATAGGGTTTGACGTTGGCAGGAAGTTAACCAATACTTTAACCCCACCTTTTTTGCAATCATACACATTCGCTTCCTGACCATTGCCAATGAGAACCCTTTGCTGATGCATGGTTATATCCGGAAACAACCTTTTGGCTGCACCTTCACTGTAAATGACATTAGCGTAATTCTTAGTGATCTTACACGATAACAGCACAACGCTGTTCGGAAGAAGGCTACGAACTTCTTTCGCTGACATTTCTTTGTTAATCCGGAGCTGTAGCTTTACGGCATCCGGAAATAACTTCTGTGCTTGTTCAATGTTCCTCAGTTCCATTTTCGTCTCTATTAAAAATTAGTACTCCAGTGACCTCTTCCATTTTATCTTTCGCCAGTTCCGGGATTCGAACCAATCCGCTCCGCCAGTTATTGAAAGTATAAATAGGAACTTTGCATTCATCAGCTAATTTCTTAGCCATTTCAGGTGATTCACACACCGGTAAGCTACGCAGATATGTACGTAGAGCCATACCATCATTTCTCCTTTTCAATTTTTTTTCCGCCATATTTATATTAATATTAGATTTTTATTATTAGATTTATAGTGCAAATATACACTTATATTATAAATATATACTTTTAGTATAGTTAATATATGTTACAATATATACTTTAATTACATACTGCATGGCTAATTTCATATTAATCAGAGATTTATCTGACAAGAGAGGCATTACCCTTAGAGAACTGGCAAAACAGGTAGATCTTACAGAGGGAGCTATTCAAAAAATAATAGCAACAGGAAGTACCAAGACATCAACTTTGGAAGTAATAGCTCACGTATTGGAAGTACATCCTGGTATCTTTTTCGATGGTTATACTCCTACTACTAACCAATCAATAGCAAATGGGAACGGCTGTGCATCTTCCATATATGGAAATGCTTCAACCGGATCAATCAATGATAATGGAAAAGACAAGGATAAAGAAATAGAGCATCTAAAAGAATTGCTAAAAGAGAAAGAAAGAACGATTCAAATTCTCATGGGAAAAAAATAGTCTGAAAAGACTTCAGAGAGGTTAATCGATAAATATCAACATATTACATAGTCCTTACAGTTCTTTAACCGGGACGAAATCGGGACGTAAATATGAAATATAAGAATTTATTTTATTTAATAATCAGCACTTTAACAAAGCAGATACGTCGCCAATAAGTCTTGTCATCCCGACTACCGATAAAGCATTGATAATCGCAAGGTTATCGATGCTTTTTGCTTTTTTACGAGTTTCCACCTAATGGTGTGGTTGACGCTGTGGTTGACGCGAAAATTACCCATTGGTGTAAACCATAGTGCAAACCGCTACCCCTATTTACGCAAACCCTACTTTTAATTATGAAACAAATGATTA